GTACTCCCACCATGCCACCGACCCCTGCGGCGGGAAGCTGGTCAACGCCTTCGACCTGGTGCGGCTGCACAGGTTTGAGGGGCTGGACGATGAGGCCAAGCCTGGGACGCTGCCCCACCAGTTGCCCAGCTACAAGGCTATGTGCGAGCTGGCCGTGGCGGATGAAGCTGTGGTCGGCCTGCTGAGCGATGAACGCTGGGAGAAGGCTCAGGAGGCGTTCGGCCCCGTATCAGAACCGGACAAAGAAGACGATGGGAGCTGGCGTAGGCCTCCAGTCATGGACGTGGACGCCCAGGGGAAGCCCATCAAGTCCATGAAGAACCTTCGTACCGCGCTGGAGCGTAATCCCAAGCTGAAGGGGCGGCTGCGGCTGAATCTATTCTCTGGCCGTATTGACGTGGACGGAGAGCTACCCTGGGTGCGCCCTGGTACCGCCAAGACCTGGAGCGATGACGACGCCGCCCAACTGCGTATATACCTGGAGCCCTTCTTCGGGAAGATAGCAAAAAACGACATCCTGGACGCTGTTGCGGCCTGCGCCAGCGACCAGGCATACCACCCGGTTAGGGACTACCTGAACGGGCTGACCTGGGACGGCGTGCCTCGGCTGGATACCCTTCTTATTGACTATCTGGGGGCAGAGGACACTCCTTATACTCGGGCCGTGACCCGGAAATCCTTCGTGGCTGCCGTGGCGCGTATTATGACCCCGGGCCGCAAGTACGATACCATGCTGGTGCTGGTTGGAGAGCAGGGGCGCTATAAGTCCACGGTGTTCATGATAATGGGCGGGGATTGGTTCAGTGACAGCCTGCGCACCTTCGGGGATAAGGACTCCATGGAGACCATCCAGGGTACCTGGATCAACGAGGTAGCTGAGATGCAGGCGCTGGCGAAAGCAGAAATAAACGCGGTTAAAATGTTTCTGTCTAAGCGAAGCGATTACTATCGGGCGGCCTATGGCCGTTATGCCATCGACCGGCCCCGCCAGTGCGTCTTTTTTGGCACGTCCAATACCAAAGAGTGCCTAACCGACACGACCGGGAACCGTCGATTCTGGCCGGTGGATATTGACCAGCAGCCGAGGAAGAAGGATGTGGGATCCGAGCTTGCGAAAGAGCGAGATCAGCTTTGGGCGGAAGCAATGGCCTATTGGAAACTCGGAGAAGCTCTTTACTTACCTCAGGATCTAGAGAAAGAAGCCCGGACCGTACAGGAGGCCCACCGGGAGCAACATCCGTGGGAGGGCATCATCGTGGACTTTTTGAGAGAAGAACTTCCGGCAGACTGGCCGAAGTGGGATCTTCCACAACGGCAGTCGTGGCGCGGCGGCGGGGTTAAATATGATGGGCCATTGGCCCCCAGAGGCCGAGTTTGCGCCATCGAGATCTGGTGCGAGGCATTGGGAAAACAGCGGGGGGATATGCGCCAGCGGGAGTCGCGGGAGATCAACGGCTTGCTAGCGCGGGCACCCGGATGGACCCATATTGGGGTCGCAAAAGCCGGAAAACCGTATGGGAACCAAGGGTGCTATGAACGGAAATGAACAACCGAAAAGCGGTAAAAGACGCGAATTAGGTAAAAGATATCAGGTAAATGTATAAAACTGGGAAAGCACAAGATTTACCACAAGTTTTACCGCTGGACATATTGCACCGCAATGGATACGAGAAAAAAGTAAAAGGGTAAAAGATTTTATATATATAGAACAAAATAACGATGTTTACAGCGTATATGCGCGTCGTGCCCACGTGGCGCACACGCGTATATAGGAAAACCGGCAATCTTTTACCCCTCAAAAAATACAGAAGAAGGGGAAGATCGGAAATGAAAAGACTGACGGACTATTTGTGGGATGGGCTGAATTTAGACCGTTTTGCGGTCGTGGCCATCTGGCCCCAAAACGCGAGAGAAGCGGCCATATTGATGCGGAGCCAATACCCAGCGGACGACCCTGCCCCGTGGTGCGTAGAATATCGGAGCAGCGGAAGGTACTTCAAAACCGCTGGGGAGGCCATGGACTACAGCGCGGCCCGTGGCTTCAAAATGGAGATACCCGTATGAGTATGAGTATGAAAGAATCCGAAATTGAGGCCCGGCTTGTCCGAGGAGTGAAGGCCCTGGGCGGGGTGGCCTACAAGTTCGTGAGCCCGGGAAATGTGGGAGTGCCTGACCGGCTGGTGGTTCTCCCGGGCGGGCGGGTGATCTTCGTGGAGCTGAAGGCGGCGGGCGGGCGGCTGAGCCCGATGCAGCGCCAGCAGCTGGCCCGGCTCCGACGGCTGGGGGCGGATGCCTGCGAAGTAAAAAGCGAGACCGGGGTCGCCCGGTTTCTGGAGGAGTGCTGTAATCGGCTGGAAGGAGGTGATGCCCAATGAAGTTCATCCCGCACGAGTACCAGAAATACGCGATTGACCGCGTGGTGGCCGACCCGGCCCTGGGGCTTTTCCTGGAGATGGGGCTGGGCAAGACTGTGATCACCTTGACCGCCATCAACGAGCTGCGCTTCCATCGCTGGGCGGTGGCCCGGTGCCTGGTGGTGGCCCCCAAGAAAGTAGCAGAGGCCACATGGAGCGCAGAAGCCGCCCAATGGGATCATCTGAAGCACCTGCGTATCATCCCGGTGCTGGGCAGCGCGCAGAAGCGCATCCAGGCGCTGAACACCCCTGGGGACATTTGGGTCATCAATCGTGAGAATGTGCCCTGGCTGGTGGACTACTACCGTAACGGCTGGCCCTTCGACATGGTGGTGCTGGATGAGAGCAGCAGCTTCAAGAACGCCCAGAGCAAGCGGTTCAAAGCGCTGAAGCTGGTGCGTCCCCGCATCCGCCGGCTGGTGGAGCTGACCGGCACCCCGTCCCCCAACGGGCTGGAGGATCTGTGGGCCCAGGTGTACTTGCTGGACGGCGGAGCCCGGCTGGGCAAGACCATTTCCAGCTACCGGGAGGCGTTCTTCACGGAGGATCGGGCCCACCCAGGCCAGCAGTATCGTACTTATAGCCCGCAGGACGGGGCCGACCGCCGTATCCGGGAGGCTATCTCCGACATCTGCGTGAGCATGAAGGCGGAGGACTATTTGACCCTGCCGGACTACACCGAGGACATTGTCCCCGTTGTGTTGGACGCCAAAGCAAAGCGGGCCTATGACAAGCTGGAGCGGGACATGCTGCTGCGGGTGGATGAGGCCACCATCACGGCCCAATCCGCCGCCGTGCTGAACGGAAAGCTGCTGCAGCTGTGCAGTGGGGCGGTCTATGACGAGGACAGCCAGGCCGTCGAGATCCATGCCTGCAAGCTGGACGCTTTTCTGGAGGTGGTGGAACAGCTTCACGGGGAGCACGCCCTGGTGTTCTACTGGTTTCAGCATGAGCGGGACCGGCTGGCGGAGGCGTTGAAGGGCTCCGGCCTGCGGGTACGGGTATATCATGGGGCAGAGGACGCGCGGGCGTGGAACGCGGGTGAGGTGGATTTGCTGCTGGCCCACCCGGCCTCCTGCGGTTACGGGTTGAACCTTCAGGCCGGGGGCCACCACATTGTGTGGTACGGTTATCCCAACTGGGCGCTGGAGCTTTACCAGCAGGCGAACGCCCGGCTGCACCGGCAGGGGCAGCGGCACCCGGTCATTGCGCACCACTTGGTGGTGCAGGGCGGCATGGACACGGCTGTGGTGGCGGCCCTGCACGACAAGGGCGATACACAGGAAGCGCTGATGCAGGCGCTGAAAGCAAGGATTCAGAAAGCGAGGACAGCATGAGTAGACCCAAATATCCGTGGTGGGGCTATGTCCGGGAGATCCTTCGGCGGTACCCTGACCACACAACAGAAGCCGAAGCCGCGGCAGTCGTATCTGCGATAGCACAGACGGGGCAGATGCCAGACGGCCAGCGCCGGCTCTCCGTGATTGGTATGGTGTTCTTCCGCAAGACGCACACCCTGCATGGGGCGGCTCTGGAGGCATCATGCAGCTACGCCACCGCAAAAAGGTGGCAACAGGCGTTTATTCGTGAAGTAGCATGCAATTTCAAGTGCAACAGTCTGATCGAAAGTTGAGCCACAAAAGCCAAACACTTGATGTAGGATGGAGACGTGGAGGTGTATACCTCTGCGCCTCCTTTTCTACCGCCCGGCACCGAGGCGGTAATATCGGGCCCCTACGCTGCTGCTTACTGCACGAGGTAGGCGGTGGCACCAAGAATTGACCGAGAGGTGGTGAGCCCGTTGTGGCGAAAGGCAAGTATCAGAGATGGCTGGAGCCGGACGGGCTCCTGCTGCTGGAGGGCTGGGCCCGGGATGGGCTGACCGATGAGCAAATCGCCGGAAATGTCGGAATTACGGCGACTACGCTCTATGAGTGGAAAAACAGGTTTCCTGAGATTTCTGAGGCCCTAAAAAAGGGCAAGGAAATCGTGGATATCCAGGTGGAAAACGCGCTCCTGAAACGGGCCTTAGGCTATGAGTACATGGAGGAGCGGGTGGAAATCAGCGAAAAGGATGGGCGGAAGGTCATCCAGACGACGAAGACCGCGCTGCCGGACACGGCGGCGCAGATTTTCTGGCTGAAAAACAGGCGGCCGGACAGGTGGAGGGACAAGCCCCAGGAGAAAGCGGAGGCGGCCGGCGAGGGCGGCGGAGTGGTGCTGCTGCCCGCTGTGGCGGAGCTCAGGGAGTCGGAGGGAGACGCATGACGACGGTGTGGAGCCCACAGCCAAAGCAGGCGCTTTTTATGGCGCGGCCGGAGTACGAGGCCCTGTACGGCGGGGCGGCCGGGGGCGGCAAGAGCGACGCCCTGGTCATCGAGGCCCTGCGCCAGGTGGGTGTTCCGCACTACAAGGGCCTTATCCTCCGCAAGACCTTCCCCCAGCTGGCCGAGCTCATCGACAAGAGCCTCAACTACTACCCCAGGGCGTTCCCAGGGGCAAAGTACAACGCCAGCGCCCACACCTGGACCTTCCCAAGCGGTGCCAAAATCCTGTTTGGATCCATGCAGTACACCAAAGACCGCACCCGGTATCAGGGGCAGTCCTACGATTTCATTGCCTTCGACGAGCTGACCCACTTTACCTGGGAGGAGTATTCCTACCTGTTTTCCCGCAACCGCCCCAACGGGCCGGGGACACGGGTCTACATCCGCGCCACGGCCAACCCCGGCGGCGTGGGCCACGGGTGGGTCAAGGAGCGGTTTGTCACGGCGTCCAGGCCCATGACGACCATCTGGGAGGACGTGAACTGGAGGGAGCCGGACGGGACGGAGCGAAGGGCGCGGCAGAGCCGGATTTTTGTGCCGTCCTCGGTATTTGACAACCCGGCCCTGCTCCGGAACGACCCGAACTATGTGCGCAATCTGGCCTCTATGCCGGAGGCCGAGCGCAACGCCCTGCTGTACGGGGACTGGGATACCTTCTCCGGCCAGGTGTTCACCGAGTGGCGCAACGACCCGGAGCACTACGGGGACAAGAGGTGGACACACGTCATCCGGCCCTTCCGGGTGCCGGATACCTGGCGCATCTGGCGCTCGTTCGACTGGGGCTACGCCAGGCCCTTTTCTGTGGGCTGGTACGCGGTAGACCACGACCGGCGGATGTACCGCATCCGGGAGCTCTACGGCTGCACCGACACGCCCAACACCGGCGTGAAGTGGGAGCCATCCGAGGTGGCGCGGAAAATCAAGCAGATCGAGGCCGAGGACCCCAACCTGAAGGGAAAGCCGGTCAGCGGCGTGGGAGACCCCGCCATCTGGCAGAGCGACGGAACCGAGAGCATCGGTGCCCTGATGGAGCGGGAGCGGGTCTACTTCGAGAAGGGCGACCACAACCGCATCTCTGGCAAGATGCAGGTGCACCACCGGCTGGCCTTTGATGAAGAGGGCGTGCCCATGCTCTATGTGTTTGACACCTGCAAGCACTTCATCCGCACAGTGCCAAACCTGGTCTACGACGAGACCGACGTGGAGGACATCAACACTGATGGGGAAGACCATATTTACGATGAGCTCCGATATGTTTGCATGAAAAACCCCATCGCCCCCAGGCCGCGGAAAACGCCGCCCCAGGCGGGGTATGACCCCCTGGATCTGGCGGAGGCCCGGCAGCAGTATGACCGATACGACTTTTACCGGAGGTATTGACATGGCATTGGAACGGAGACAGGACACAGGGGAGGCCCGTGCGGCGGCGCTGCTGGACGGGGTGCGCGGCGCGGCCCCCCTGGTGGGGGCCTTCCGTACCGGGCCGGAGGCAAGAGACCCCATCGGGCGGGAGGAGCTCGCCAAAGCCATCGACACCCTCACCCGCTACAAGCAGGGGAAAGCCAGCCTGGAGACGCGCATCGTGGAGGATGAGCTGTGGTGGGAGCTGCGCCACTGGGAGGCCATCCGCAGGGACAAGAGGAGGGACAAGAGGAGGGAGGGGAAAGGCCCGGAGCCCTCCTCCGCCTGGCTGTTCAACGCCGTCCTCAACAAGCACGCCGACGCCATGGACAACTACCCCGAGCCGGTGGTGCTCCCCCGGGAGCGCAGCGACGAGGAGAGCGCACGGGCGCTGTCCTCCGTCCTGCCCGTCCTGCTGGAGTACAACGACTATGAGCAGACCTATTCGGACAACTGGTGGGACAAGCTCAAACACGGCACGGCGGCCTACGGTGTGTTTTGGAACCCCGAGAAGGAGAACGGCCTGGGCGACATCGACATCCGGGAGATCGACCTGCTCAAGCTGTTCTGGGAGCCGGGCGTCACCGACATCCAGAAGTCCCGCAACCTGTTCCTCGCGGAGTTGGTGGACGAGGAGCTGCTGGAGCAGCAATACCCGGAGCACAAGGGGCACCTGGGCGGAGGGGCCATCGACATCAAGCAGTACGTCTACGACGACACGGTGGACACCAGCGGCAAGAGCGTGGTGGTGGACTGGTATTACAAGAAGCGCAGCCCGGCCGGAAAGACGGTATTGCACTATGTAAAATTCGTAGGGGGCACCCTGCTCTATGCCAGCGAGAACGACCCGGACTACCGGGAGCGGGGCTGGTATGACCACGGCCTCTACCCGGTGGTGCTGGATGTGCTCTTTCCCGAGAAGGGAACGCCGGTGGGCTTCGGATATGTCGCCATTTGCAAGGATCCCCAGCTCTACATCGACAAGCTCTCGGCCAACATCCTGGAGAACGCCATGATGTCCACCCGGAAGCGGTTCTTCGTCTCCAGCTCCACCGGCGTCAACGAGGAGGAGTTCCTGGACTGGAACAAGCCTCTGGTGCACGTGGAGGGCGAGCTGGACGACCGGCGGCTCCAGGAGATTGTCACACAGCCCCTGTCCGGTATCTACGTGGACATCATCAACATGAAGATCGAGGAGATGAAGGACACCGCCGCCAACCGGGATGTGAACTCCGGCTCCGCCGGCTCCGGCGTCACCGCCGCGGCCGCCATCGCCGCCCTCCAGGAGGCGGGCAACAAGGCCAGCCGGGACATGATCGCCGCCAGCTACCGGGCGCACACGGCCATCAATTCCCTGTGTATCGAGCTCATCCGGCAGTTTTACGACGAGAAGCGCACCTTCCGCATTACCGGGCAGGCACCGGGGAGCTACTCCTTCGCGGAGCTCAGCAACGCGGCCATCAAGGAGCAGGAGATCGGCTTCGACAGCCAGGGCGCCATGCTCTACCGAAAGCCCGTGTTCGACCTGAAAATCAAGGCCCAGAAGAAGAACCCGTTCAGCCGGATGGAGCAGAATGAGCGGGCCAAAGAGCTGTACGGCCTGGGCTTCTTCAACCCGGAGCGGGCCCAGGAGGCGCTCGGCGCGCTGGAGATGATGGAGTTCGAGGGCATCGACAAGGTGCGTGAGCAGGTGCAGCAAGGGGAGACCCTCCTCAATGTCTGCCAGAAGATGTCCCAACAGCTCGACCAGATGGCGCTCATCATCCAGTCCCTCACCGGGAAGGACATGGGGGTGGCCGGACAGGATGGACAGACTGGGGGACAGGTTCCTCCCCCGGGAGGAGGCCGGGGCGGCGGGATAGACAGGGCCGCCGTGAAGGCCCAGACCCCCATGACCGGGTATGGGGAGCGGCTGGCGGAACGCAGCACACCCAGCATGGACAGCGTGAGCGGTGCGGCCACGCCCAAGTAGGAGTGCGGAACCATTGGCCCGACCGCGAGGGAATGCGGGCGCGCATGGGGCCCCCACGGAAGGCGGGACGCCTTTCGTGGGGAGAGGACGAGCAACGGAATGGAGCGGATGCCCGTCGGGAGACGGGCGGAGCGGAATGGAGTTTGTGAGGACGACATGACAAAGGTACGCGCGATGAGGCGCGGAGACCATTACGCCGTCCATGCCCGGGGGCATGCCACCGGCAGCCCGCAGGTTTGCGCCGCAATCTCCGGCCTGCTGTACGCCCTGGCCGGGTATGCGCGCAACGCCGGGTACGGCCTCAGAGAGCGGCTGGACAGCGGGGATGTTTATCTGGAGTTCCGGGGCGGGGCGGGGATGGAGGCGGCCTATGACATGACCGTGATCGGCCTGATGCAGATTGCGGCCCAATACCCGGAGTATCTGGAGATTGAGGCAGAAAGGAAGGAAACGCAATGACATACACCGATTTGGCAGACATCAACCTGGCCCTGTTCGACGGCGGCGCGCCCGCCGGAGGGGAGGGCACGGGGGCGGCGGCCCCCGCAGGCCAGGCTGAGATAAAGGGCGGTTCCCAGGCAGCCCCCGGTAACACCCGCCGGGGAAGACCGGGCGGTACCAGTGTTCTCTACGGGAAGCAGCCGGCGGAGGCCGGCGGCGGGGACGGGAGAGAGCAGCAGCCCTCCGACGCCGGGAGGGAGAAAGAACCGGAGGTGCAGACCACCTCCAACACGCTGGAGGAGAAGCGGAGGGCCTACAGGGCCCTGGTGGAGGGGGAGTACAAGGACTTATACACCGAGGACACCCAGCGCATCATCGACCGCCGGTTCCGCGAGACCCGGGATCTGGAACAGCAGGCGGCCAGGGTCCAGCCGGTACTGGACATGCTGATGCAGCGGTATAAGATTCCGGACGGAGACCTGGGCAAGCTGACCCAGGCCGTGGAGAACGACGACGCCTACTGGAGCCAGGCCGCCGAGGAGGCGGGTATGAACGTGGAGCAGTACAAGCAGTTTCAGAAGCTCCAGCGGGAGAACACCGCCCTGCTCCAGGCCCAGCGGCAGCGGCAGAGCCAGCAGGCCGCCCAGCAGCAGCTCCAGAAGTGGTACGCCGAGGGCGAACAGCTCAAGGCCGATTATCCGGACTTCGACCTGGGCACAGAGGCCAGGAACCCGCAGTTCCTCTCCATGCTCAAATCCGGCGTCCCCGTGAAGCTGGCCTATGAGGTGCTGCACATGGACGGCATCAAGGCCGTGGTGGCCAAGGCCGCCGCCCAGCGCACGGAGAAGCAGGTGGTGGACGGCATCCGCGCCAAGGGGGCCAGGCCCCCGGAGAACGGCACCGCCGCCCAGAGCGGCTTCACAGTGAAGGACGACGTGTCCAAGCTGACCAAGAAAGACCGGGCGGAGATTGCCCGCAGAGCGGCACGGGGCGAGCGCATCACGTTCTGACCCCGCACGAGAAAGGAGACAACATGAAGGATCTGATTTTGCTGCCCGTCGTACTCGAGCTGTTCGACGGCGCGGCCAACACCAACGTGACCACCGATGGGGACCTGTCCACGGAGATGAAAACCTACTACTCCGACTACCTCATCGACTTGGCGGAGCCCGAGCTGGTGCACGACCAGTTCGGCCAGAAGCACCCCATCCCCAAAAACGGCGGCAAGATAATCGAGTTCCGCCAGTACGACCCCCTGCCCGAGATGACCGCCCCCCTCACCGAGGGCGTGACCCCCGACGGCCAGTCCATGAGCGTCAAGGCCATCACCGCCGAGGTGAAGCAGTACGGCGGGTATGTCACCCTCTCCGACCTGCTGATGCTCACCGCGATCGACAATAACCTGGTGCAGGCCACCAAGCTCATCGCCTCCCAGGCCGGCCGCACCCTGGACACCATCACCCGCGAGGTCATCAACGCGGGCACGGTGGTCCAGTTCGCGGATGGTAAGGTGGATTCCCGGGACGAGCTGTACTACACCAGCGCGGAGGACAACTGCAACCTGACGGTGGACGCCGTCAAGCGGGCCGTCCGCTTCCTGGAGACCCAGGACGCGCCCAAGATCGACGGCTGGTATGTGGGCATCATCCACCCCTACTGCAAGTACGACCTGATGAAGGACCCCGACTGGAAGAACCCCCACGAGTACGTAGACACCGAGAACGTATACCAGAACGAGATCGGCGAGCTCTATGGCGTGCGCTTCGTCCAGTCCAGCCGGGCCAAGGTATTCTCCGGTGCTGACCTGGCCAGCGACAGCCGCACCCTGCTGGTCAACGGCGCAAGCGTGACCAGCACCAAGACCGTCCCATTCGACGGCGGCGCGGTAAAGGCCAGCGCCCTGGTGGGCCGGATGGTCAGCATTGGCGGCACCGTCACCCGCGTGACCGCCAACACCACCAGCCAACTCACTGTGGAGGACGACGTGACCGCCTCGGACAACGACGTTATCTACCCCGCCGAGGGCGGCAAGGGCGGCGCGGACGTCTACTCTACCCTCATTCTGGGCGACGACGCCTATGGCGTGACGGAGATCACCGGCGGCGGCCTTCAGCACATCGTCAAGCAGCTGGGCTCCTCCGGCTCCGCCGACCCCCTGGATCAGCGGGCCACCTGCGGCTGGAAGGCAACCAAAACGGCGGAAATCCTGGTGCCCCAGTACATGGTGCGCATCGAGACCACCGCGACGAAGTGAGGAGGACAGGCATGAGCACACAGAAGAATCTCCCCGCCAACGAGGAGCTGGTGGAGTATATGGCCCCGCTGATCGGCGCGGCCACCAAGAAGGACGTCATCGTGGGCGTCAACGGCGAGACCATCCGCATCAAGCGGGGTGTCCCCGTGAAGATCAAGCGGAAGTTCCTCAAGGTGCTCCGCCAGGCGGCGGCCCAGGAGTACGCGGCCTATCAGGTCATGGAACAGGCGCAGAAGGGCGCGGCGGTGGCCCTGGCGAAGATGTGAGGAAGCGCGGCGAGGCGGAGAGGGGGCGGCCCGAACTGCCCCGCCGCGCTCCCTTTTCCGGAGGTGTTTTTATGAAAATCAAAGAGGCTATCGCCTCCGCGCGGAAGCTCAGCGGCAATGCCGTGGACGACGCCGCCCTCTGCCGGTGGCTCAGCGAGCTGGACGGGCGGCTGATGCTGGACTTCTACAAGGGCTCGGAGTGGATGTCCTATTCCCTGCCCCAGGACGAAGACCACGAGCTTCTGGTCCCCTTTCCCTGGGATGAGTTGTATGTCCACTACCTGGAGGCCATGGTCTACTACTCCAACGGGGAGTTTGACCGCTACCGCAATAGCTATGAGATGTTCAACAAGAAGGAGCTGGACTACCGCCAGTGGTATGCCCGCAACCAACTGCCTACCACCCTGGAGGCGTTGGAGAGGCGGGACTGCACCGTAGTGACCGAGGGGCGCGGCAGCCGGCCGTTCTGGTATCTGAGCGCCTATGCCCTGGCTGTGAAGCACGGCTATCAGGGCACCGAGGCGGAGTGGCTGGGGGATATCAGGGGAGAGCGGGTGCAGCTGCGCTACAATGAGGACACTGACGCCCTGGAATGGAAGTACGAGGACGGGGGCGCATGGGCCGAGCTGATGGACATCGACGCCATTCGGGGGCCCGTGGTGGACGGCACCCTGGAGCAGGCTACCGCCGCAAAGGAGGCGGCGGAAACAGCACAGGCGGGTGCGGAAGCGGCGCAGGAAGCCGCCGAGTCGGCCCGGACGGGTGCGGAAACCGCCGCGGCCTCTGCGGCGGAACAGGCGGCAGCCGCCGGAAAGAGCGCCGCGGCTGCGGCGCAGGATGCGCAGAACGCCGCAGCCGCGAAGACGGGAGCGGAGAGCGCGAGAGACGCCGCAGAGGCAGCAAAGAGCGAAGCGCAGGAATCGGCGGCT